AAAAAGTTAAGGAGAGAATACAATGTCAAGAAGATCAGGATATTTTTTAGTTTATAGAGATATATGGAGAAACCCTGTATTTAAAAATCTATTACAAGCTTCATGTTGGATATATTTTATAAGTTCAGCAAGTCATCAGGATAAAGAATTAAGATTTTTAGATAATAAAATATTTGTGCGTAGAGGTGAAATGATTATGCCATTAAGAGTTACAGCAAAGAGATTTGGTATGACATATTCTGAAATGAGGTCTTTCATACTACGTCTTGTGCGTAGGAATATGATAACAACTAGAACAGCCCAGTTACAGCCCACTAACAACCACAAGAACCGAAAAGTAACGCTAATAAGCCTTGTAAATTACGATAAATATCAGTTTGTAGATGAGGAACAACCACTTACAAACCACATACCGCAACAAGTACTAATACACAATACTAATACACAAATACTAAATACTAGGTCTAGCAAGGAAGAATATAAACAAATTGGAACTGAGGGAGTATATAATATCATCTTGGTAGACGGAAAAAAATATTTAAAACATAAATACAAGGACGAACCGATAAAGGAATATTAATGGCAGATTTAAGAATATTAAGTTTAGGTGCTGGAGTACAATCTTCAACTTTAGCATTAATGATAGAAAAAGGCGAAATACCTATGGTTGACGCTGGAATATTTGCAGATACGAAAGCCGAGAGCAAAGAAACTTACGAATTTCTTGATTGGTTAAAATCTAAATTAAGTTTTCCAATTTATATAATTTCAAAAGGTAATCTCACAGAGCATTTGTTAAATACAGATTTTCCAATAGCACCATTTTATAGTTTAGATACAAAAACAGGAAAAAAAGGTCTTATGCTTCGCCAATGTACAAATGACTATAAAGTGCAAATTATAACTCAAAAAGTTAGGCAATTATTAGGTTTAAAAAAACGTGAAAGAGTAAAAAAAGGAACAAAAGTAGAAATGTTAATGGGTATTTCAAAAGATGAGGTTTTTAGAATGAAACCAAATAGATTACCATATATTACTAATATCTATCCTTTAGTTGATCTTAATATGCGTAGACAAAACTGCATTGATTGGTTTAATAAATATTATGATAAATCACCACCGAGATCAGCTTGTATTTATTGCCCATACAAAGGTGATAAAGAATGGAAACACCTTAGAGAAAATAATCCTAATGAATGGAAAGAGGTCATAGAATTTGACAAAAAAATACGAAATAATTCAAGAAAAAAAGAGGTAGAAGTTTATGTTCATAGAAGCTGTAAGCCTATTGGTGAGGTAGATTTAGATATACAAGATAATCAACTTGATTTATTTAACTCGGAGTGCGAGGGTTATTGTGGCAATTAAATGATTTCAATACTACGCATTTTTAAATATGTACGAAAAAGATTGATTAAATTAGCAATTGAAAATAAAAGGTTAAAAAGGCAACTAGAATATTATAAAGCTATATTAGAATCAATGGACAATCGAAAACATTAATGGTTAAGAAAAAGTCAAAATTTCGCCATATTTCAATATCCAATAAAAAATATTATTTTTACGAAATAAAATGGATTGATGTTATTGGAGACTCTGGCCACGCATCAGAAAAAGAATTTACCAATATGAAACCAGCATACATGACAACTAACGCTTATATGTTCAAACGTGATAAAAAATTTGTTTGGACTTTTGCTAGTTATGATGAAGAAACATTTAGCGATAGAAACCTTATTCCAAAAGGATTGATTATTTCTATGAAAAAGGTGGAGATATAATGGTAAATACATCAAACTCTATAATGGGTAAAACAGCTAAAAATCAAAAATTATTAATGAAATGGATAAGAACTCCAAAAAGTATATGGGAAAATTTATCAAAAGAATTTAATTTTACTGTTGATGCTTGTGCGTCAGATAAAAACCATTTATTACCTAAATATTGGACAGTAGATAATTCAGCTTTAGATAAAAATTGGGATAATGAAATTGTTTATTGTCACCCTATGTATGATATTTATATTCCAAAATTTATTAAAAAGGCTATAGAATCTAAATGTATTACAGTTTTTTTATTACCAGCATCAACCAATGCAGAATATTTTCATAAATATTTATATAAAAAAGATAATGTTGATATAAGATTTTTACCAAGAGAAAAAGGTGGAAATGGTTATAAATTTTTTTCAGATGATAATGATGACCCAAAAACAGGATATTTAAGACCTTTAATGGTTGTAGTTATTGATAATATTAATAAAAAATAATAAAATATTGTTTATGAAAAACGACATAAATAAGGCAGTTGACACAAAAAAACCTAAATCTATTGGAAGACCTAAAAAAGAACTAGACGAAGAAGTTATTGCAAGATTAAGTCAAATAGGTTGTACGCAAGAAGAAATAGGAAGTGTAATTGGAATTTCTGCTAGACAACTACAAAGACGATATGCCGATTTAGTAGCTGATAATAAAAACAAAGGCAAAGCTAGTTTAAGAAAAAAGATGTGGGAGAAAGCTTTAAAAGGCGACCCCAAGATGTTGATTTGGTTATCTAAGAATTATCTTAACATGGTGGACAAAGTACACACAACATCAACTACAGAACCACTACCATTAATCATAGAAGCCAAAGCAGAAGAAGTTAATGGCTAAAAGGAAGTTCACCCATTTTGTTCCTAGACCAAAACCCAGAAAAAGACCTAGACGACACAAAAAGAAATTAAACAAACATGAAGCAAGAGATTTTAAAAAATACAACAGACAAGGAAGATAAAATTATCAAACAATTAAGATGGGAACTAAATCTTGTTAAAAAACAACGTGATGATTTACTTAAACAACTTAAAAAGATAAAGGATATTATAGATGCAAAAAAGACCTAACTTTTATCAAGACGGAACATTTATACCTTACCAGATGCCAAATGATTTTAGAAAAGCACAAGGCAAAGAAGCTTGTGGTAATTGTGGGCTATATTCCAACAGAAGAAGTTTCTGTGGTAGATTTCAAACTATTGGTGTTAAAGATAATTATATTTGTGGACAATGGAGACAAAGATACTTCAAGCGTTAGATAAAACAGCTAATCTTTACAATAAAACTAAGCAAGAAAAATACAAAGAAAAATGGTATAAGCTATTGCGAATGTACACTAATGAAAACACTAACGATACTAATACTGTTATTCAATGGGACTTTAGTAAAAGAAAAACTAGAGTTTGAAAAACCTGTAAGCTATGTCGAGTGCATGGAGATAGCAGAAGAACATAGGGTTGCTATTGCTACTCACTATTGGATTAAAAAAGATATTATGAAATCAGGTTGGTATCTAAATGATGGCAGAGGTACTATTCAAGGTTTCATTTGCGAGTGATGTGTGATATTTACGTCACATGGCCAAAATTAGAAAAAATGTAAAACTTAATAAACCTTTTAGAACTCCCTCTGCAAAGAAGAAGTTCGCAGTTTATGTTAAAAACAAAAGCACAGGTAGAGTTCAAATAGTAAGATTTGGTGCTAAAGGAATGAGCATCAAAAAGAATATTCCAGCAAGGCAAAGATCATTTATGGCAAGATTTAGACCAATACTTGCTAAAGCTAGAAGATCAGGAAAACAATTAAATACAACTCCAGTTTATTGGGCAGTTCAATCTTGGAAAAAAGGATTTAAGATATGATAGATAGAATTATATATACATTTCTAGGTTGGCTAGACAGATATTCAGAATGGGTTGATAAAATGTTTATAGATAAATCAAAAAAGAAAAAAAGATGAGGGACACAAAAGTATTAGAACAATTTAAAAAACATACTGAAAGAAAACTAAAAGAAATGAAAATATTTAGATTATTAAAAAAAGAAGTTGAAACAGGTGCAAATGGTACACAAGACTACATTATTAAACAAGGTGAGAACAAAGGAAAAAAAGCTAAATGAAAAACGATACAATCAAAGTTAGTAGCGAATCTAAGTTACAATTACCACTCGCTAATTTAATTGGAATAATTATTGTCGTTAGTGGTGCAGTTATGGGTTGGGCAAATCTTACAGGTAGAATAACAGCTTTAGAAACACAAGATCAACTTATGAGTTCTGACCTACTTAAAAAAGCAGAACAGACACCTAAAAATTTAGAAATTTTTATGCTCTTGGAAGAAGCTTTTTCACAAATTGAGAAGTTAGAAAAAAACCAAGAAATGAATATGTCTAATAAAATTAAAATAGAATTTATTGAGGGACAATTACATAAAGCTTTACAAGATATTGAAGAACTAAAAGATTCTAATAGAGAAATGCACTATAAGAATGGTAATGGAAACGGAGATAGTTGGTCAAAATGATAGAAGTTGTTGTAGCATTGCTTATGTTTATAAACGGAGAGATCAAGGAAGCACGTTTGCAAACTGATGGAATGTCCCAATGTTTAAAAGGCAAACGCCACGCTGAAAGAGAAGCCAACGAATCTGTATCTTATAAATGTTATAAAGGTAAAGCTGAATTAGAAAAGAATATAGACGGAAGTTTAAGTATTAGAAAGTTAATAATAGAATAATTTATGAGCATAACAATGTATGATTGGTTTTTGAATTTAATTGAAAAAATATCAAGAAGTGTATTCCATTGGACATGGAGAGTGCAAACTTACAGAAAATACAATGCTAAAAAGAATAAAAAATGAGTTTCTTTTTAACAATGATAGTATGTTCCGTTTTAAACGGAAAAACAGTTTGTATTCCACCTGTTAGATTAGAAGAAGAATATTTTGATAGTTATTCATGCTTATTAGATGGATATACAAAGTCGCGTGATAAAATTATTGAATTTGGTAGAGAGTCAGTTAATGAATACAGCATATATATAAAATTTGGTTGTAATGAAAATATCTCTAACAAAACCACAACATCTTATATCGTCATCAAATAAAAGGTTCAGAGTTTTAATATCAGGTCGTAGATTTGGTAAAACATATCTTGCTATTACAGAGATGATGAAGTTTGCATCACAACCTAATCAAAGAATATGGTATGTAGCACCAACATTTAAAATGGCCAAAGATATTTGTTGGTCGAGTCTTAAAGAAATTCTAAATCAATTCAATTGGATAGAGGACATAAACGAAACTACTATGACAATCACTATCCGTAAAACCAATAGCACTATCTCTTTAAAAGGTGCTGATAACTATGATGCACTTAGAGGAACTGGATTAAACTTTTTAATTTTAGATGAATTTGCAGATATAGATAAACGTACTTGGTTTGAAGTTCTTAGAGCATCTGTTGCTGATACACTTGGTAAAGTATTATTTTGTGGAACTCCAAAAGGTTATGGTAACTGGTCTTATGAAATGTATCTAAAAGGTAAACAAGACCCAGAATGGGATAGCTTTCAATTTACTACTATTCAAGGTGGAATGGTATCTAAGAAAGAAATAGAACAAGCTAAACAAGATATAGATATTAGAACATTTAGACAAGAGTTTGAGGGTAC